TAAAAGAACAACAAACTAGAGAATTTGTAGAAGGTAATGTAGATGAAATTGGGTTTAATTTATTAAAGAAATTTGTAGATATGGGTTTAACAACAACTAAAGAATCATTTACAAAAGACCTTGCATTGGTAATTGATTGTATAAGAGGTTTAATTTATAGAGATTTTAATATGGCACACGCTGCTCAATTACTTGCAAATAAAATGGTATCAGTAAGATTTAATAGAGGTGGTAAAGCTTCATCAGCAAGGATAGATTATTCAGATTTTTTAAAAGACAAAATGAAAAAACAAAAACCAACAAATGTTTTAAATAAAGAATTAAAAGAAGAGTTAAACGATTTAAGGGATGGGTCAGATATGTTTGAATCCGATATGGATTTAAATGGTGATAAACCACCTGACAAGCCCAAATGAATTCCGTAGAAGGAATAGTCCCAGCGGACTTTAAATGCAATAATAAAGGAGAATTAAACAATGTTTAATTTTAAATGGTTCGGTAAAGACGAACTTAAAGTTGTGGGAACTCGTAAGAAAGTTCTACACACTAGAGGCAGAAAAGCCTTTTCAAAAACAAAAAAGGTGATGAGCCTTTTAGAGCAAGGCAAACCTGTAACTTGGAAAACTTTGAGAAACAGATTTGACCTTCGTTCACCTAGAGCAATGGTGGACAAATTAAGATCCCAAGGTAATATGGTATATATTAACAAAGGATCTAAAGGTACTTCGTACAGATTAGGCGAACCAAGTAGAGCAATAATTGCCGCTGGTATAACTAAACTATACGGAACAGAATACGCTTACTAAAGTGTAACAGAATCGTAACCAATACGATTGATACAGGCGATTGAAAAGGTCGCCTGTATTTTAGAGTATAAATAGGTATATGATTAATATTAAAAATTGGAGAATATAATGGCAGACGAACTAAAACACCATCCATCATTAATGAGCAGGACTTCTATGGAAGCAATGGCCAGAACAGCAGGGTCAACTGACTTGTTATTTTCAGAAATACTAACGAAGGTAAATAACGCAAAAGATAAAGCTAAAAAGGTAGAGGTCTTAAAACAATATGACCATCCATCTTTAAGGATGATATTAAAAGGATCATTTGATCCTACTGTTGAGTGGGAACTACCAGAAGGAACACCGCCTTATATGGCAAATCCTTCACCAAAAGGTACTGAACACACAATATTGAAAACTGAAGCAAAACGATTGTGGCATTTTGTCAAAGGTGCAGATAATAAAACAACAAGAACTCAAAAAGAAACTTTGTTTATTCAAATGCTAGAAGGATTAAGTAGTGATGAAGCAGGACTTTTACTTCACGTAAAAGATAAAAATTTACATAGAGTTTATAAGGGGTTAAGTGATTCGGTAGTAAAAGAAGCGTTTGGATGGAACGAATTGTACCAAGATGTTAAAAAATTAGAACAAAAAGAACAAAAATAGAACATTTTAGGGTAAGTATTATCAAAATCATTGATTTTACTTACTTTTTTAATGAAAATACTACTTGACTCTATATGCTTTTTAGTCTATAATGGACTTATAAAGAATAAATAATGAAAGAGAGAGATATATAATGAAAAAAGTGAAGGGAATATTGATTATATTTTTTGCAACATACTTTTACGTATGTGCATTAATCAACCCGATTAAAGCAAATGCAGATGAATATAATGAGGCAGTAGTAGGACACGTAATTACACAGGTATTACAAGGTACTGATATTGAAGCAACTGCTGTAATGGAAGCGCAGTTAGAAAGAATATTATATAATATGATTACCGAGTTTAGTGGTGTATTACAAGAACACTTACCAAACATACTAGATAGTCTTGCTAGTGAAATCAGACAAAAAAATGATAAAGAGTTTAAATGTGCTCTTTTGAAGAATAGTCAATATGAGTGTAACTGAAGCAATATACGAAACATTGCAAATAATTTATAGTTTTATACCTCAGGAATTGTTTATTGTAATCCTTGGGTGTTTTATATTATATGGTTTTTTAGAATACGGAGATAGAAAAAACAAGCAATGCCAAGTAAAAGAAAACAAAAAGTCAAAAAAAGATTAAAGAAAGAACTTTTATCTGTGAGAAAATACAAGACTACATATAAAGATATTAAAAAGTATTTCAGATTAATCAACGATAACGTTTTTAGTGGGAAATTATCTCCTTTTAATGATATCAATATAATGTATATGAATAGAAAAAAATATGTTGCTCAAGTGCTTATATTGGAATGGAAAAGAAAAGGAACAAATCAATTTAATTTAGAAATGAATAAGACGTATAGAAATAAAAAAGAATTTGTTGATACGTTAGGACACGAAATGATACATTTGTATCAGATGGCAAATTTAGGGGATACAGGAAATCATAACGATATCTTTTACAGTTTTAGACCTAAATTAAATGCTATCGGTTTAGATATATAATAAATAAGATTATGAATAAAGTGAGGAGGATAAGGTGAGAAAAACAAAAGAATTAGACGCTTATTTAAAAAGAATAATATTAAAAGTTCCAGATGAACTTCAAAGATTTTTAGATAGTGAAGAAGGTGAATTTTCAATGATTTATTATTCTGGAAATTGGTCAAATGACATTTACGATAACTTTACTGAAATACAAGCAGAAAAGATATTTAAACGTATGGCACAATTTCAGAATAAATTAGTCTTCGTTCAGAAGAGATTAGAACAACCAGTTGGTGGATATGAATACCAAGTAGCGAGGTTTTAATGAAACAATCAACAAGAGATAGAATTAAAAGGATATATTTGTACGCTAAACTTGTAGTAGTATTAATTGTAGTATCTGCTGTTACATATGGTTTAGGTACATTTATGCCTAATCCTATTGCAGTTAAGAAAGCAACGGAAGAAACTAGAATACAACACGCCATTTGGGCAGAAAAATTAGGACTACACGAACCTAGTTTTGAATATACAAACAAAAAAGAATTTATATTAGAAGTAAATAAGTGTGTTGATTATTTAAATTGGAANACTCCACCAGATAAAAGAGTACCAATTCAAATGGTGACAGCACAAGCGGCATTAGAGAGTGGTTGGGGNACAAGTAGATTTGGTATAGAAGCAAATAANTTATTTGGTATTAAGACTTGGGATAAAGGCAAGGGATTATTACCTGTAGGAATGAGTGAAGATACACCTTGGCGTGTAAGAATATTTAAAACGAAGTGTAATAGTGTACAAGAATATATGCGAATATTAAATGAGCACCCAGCATATAAAGAGTTTAGAGAATTAAGAACAAAATTATTAGAAAAAGGTGAACTGTTAGATTCAGTACAGTTAATCGCTACATTAGATAAGTTTTCAACTACGGAAGATTATGATAAACGAGTTATTAATATGATGATAAAGATTGAAAAAGTATTATCAGAAGTAGATAAGGAAACAAATCTATTAAAAGAGAATTCAATTTTACCAGAAAAGAAACCAGAGAATAGTTAATGTTGTTTATCTTATTAGTATTTTTAACCGCTATAACTACATCAGCGATTGCTGCTGGGTATAGTATTGTAGGATTAGCAACTTTATTTGCAGGTGCAACTGTAGCAATTATTGCTATGGGAACTGCTTTAGAGGTAGGTAAGTTAGTTGCCGCCAGTTGGTTGTATCAGAATTGGAGAAATCCATTACTACCAAAATCAATTAAGGCATATTTAACAACTGCTGTTCTTGTTTTAGTATTTATAACTAGTATGGGTATCTTTGGTTTTTTATCAAAGGCACACCTAGACCAAGTACGACCAACAAGTGATAATGCAGTACATATAGCATTAATAGATAAACAGGTATTACAACAAGAGAAGATTATAAAACGAGCAGAATTATCGTTAGACCAAATAGACCGTGCAATAGAAGTTTATGTAACTAGAGAACGTGTTACTAAAGGATTAAAAGAACGTAAGAAATTAAAAGAAGAGAGAGAATCATATTTAAGTGAAATAAAAATTGCAATGGGTGAAATTGCAAAATTAACGTTAAACAAGAGTAATTTAGAATTAGCACAACTAAAAATAGAAGCAGATGTAGGTCCACTTAAATATGTTGCAGAATTAATATATGGGGACCAAGCAAAAGACCATTTTGATGAAGCAGTTAGATATATAATTATAGTATTGATATTTGTATTTGATCCATTAGCAGTATTGTTATTGATTGCTGCTAATATATCAATGAGAGAGAGGAAACTTGCGAAAGAAGCAAAAAATAAAAAAGAAACAAAAGAAATTAATTGGCAAAGGATTGCTTCTACGTCAAAAGCTACGGCGAAAAACTTACGAGATAAGCAAAGCTTTTACAAAACATTTTTTGCAAAGTTAGGTAAGAGAGATTTAAAGAATAGAGATTATGAAGACTTTTTTAAGAGTATTGGTACAGATGAATTAGTGAAATTAGGTTTGGATCCAGATGAGATAAGACTTAAATTAGACCAGATAATGGAATGGAATGACCCTACTTATAAACCAACAAAGGAAACAAATGAGTAAATGTTACGGATTTAAATTACATTTAGAACCTATACCATTTGGTGCAGATATTACAGAACCTAGAACTATTGAAACATATGTCTATAGTGACACAGGTAAAGACATAGAACAACGGTTTACACCACATAAGGTTACTGATATAAAAGAAATGAAAGACCCTAATAAAGATGTATTTACATCCGATTCAGGTTGGAGAAGTAAAAAATATGCTGAAAAAGAGTATAATTAGTTTATCGTTATTGGTATTGTTAAATGCGTGTGGAGCTACAGCACCAGCGTTATTAGCAACTAGTACAGGTGCGTATTCAGAATATAAAGTTATGTCTGTAATAAAGACAGGCGTAGATTTTACTTTAAGTATAGCGAATTTACCCACAACTAACGATATGGTATTGTCACGTATAACTGGTTATGAGTGTAAAGTTAGTAGAATAATTGAAAAAGGTATAGAGTATGTATGCCAAGATGTAAAAGTACATCCACCAGAAAATGGGCAGACAAACATTGACAAGAAGAAGGAGAAATGATATAATGGAAATATGGTTAATAGTAGTAGTTACATTATGGGCTATTGGTTTAGTCTGTAATAACTGCTAAATGATACAAGATTGGATAAACGTGTTAGATAATGAGTTTATATTCTGGCATAGAATACATAATTTAGAAACAGCATTAAAAAATGCTAAAAATAAATTGTGGAAAACTATGTGGAAAAAGAAGTTAACAGAATTTATGAAAAGACCAGAGAATAGAGATTATCAATTGAAAGTTTTAAATGAGTATGGTAAGAACGTTATACCTATGAATAGAACATTACATTAGGAGAGTATATGGCAAATAGACAAGTAATAATAGACGCAGTTAAAAAACACGCTGAAGGAAATATTGCAAAAGCAAAAGCAAACGTGGATGTATTTTTAGACAATGCTGTTGGTGTTGCAACACA